CGTTTCTTGGCATTCTGGATTCGCCTATGGATGTGATCGCGGGCGGTATGGCGTTGTCTCGGGAGTACTTGCTTACGGCAAAGACTTCTGATGTCAGCACTGCCGCTCGCGGCACTTCTATTACGGTTGATTCCGCGTCTTACACCGTGCGTGAGAATCGCCCTGTTGATGACGGTGTTTTTTCAGAACTACTATTGAGCAAAGTCTGACTTTGAGGTCATGAGCAGCGTCTTCAAAGTCAACACCAGAGCAAATTGGGCGGCACTGAATCCTGTGTTGCTTCCTGGTGAAGCCGCCATTGAAACGCAGACAAATAATCTCAAGATTGGAGACGGGGTTTCAACTTGGAGTCGGCTTCCATATTTTTCATCTCCTGGTTATTGGGGTTCTTTCTGGGACGAGACTTCCCAAACCGCAACGGCCAACACGCCAACCGAGATTTACTTGAGACAGCGCGACACCGGAAGCCGAGGCGTTCGGGTTGTTTCAAATTCACGCATTACTGTTGAACAGGCTGGAATTTATAGCCTGACTTTTTCAATTCAATTCAGCAACACAGACACCAGTATTCACGACGTGAATGTTTGGTTCCGCAAAAACAACAGTGGCACCGCTGGCGATGTACCTGCTAGTGACAGCAAATTCAGTGTTATTGCAAGCCATGGTGGCACTCCTGGCAACGTAATTGGCACTGTCAATTTTGTATTGCCGCTGGTTGCCAACGATTATTTGGAACTGATGTGGGCGACGACAAATGCGCAAGCTTACATTCGTGCTGAGGCTGCAGAGACCAGTCCCTTTGCTCATCCGAGCATTCCGGGCATCATCTGCACCGTTGTTCAAGTTGCCTCTGCCTGATCATGGCTGACACACGCCGCGAATTGATCCTTGCTCGGATCAAAAGCAATCTGGACAGCATCACCGGTGCAACCGTCTACCGCAGCCGTGTGGAGCCTCTGGCACGCGGAGAGGTGCCTGCTGTCATCGTCGAACCTGTCAGCGATCAACCCAGCGAAGTATTCAGTAGCAAGCTTCAATGGCAACTGCGTGTTCGCGTGACAGTGCTGGTGCGAGCCGCTGTGCCTGACGACGACTCAGATACTTACACACAGCAGGTGCATCAAAAAATCATGGCAGATCCAACCTGCAATGGTTACGCCCTTGACATTGATCCTGATCGTGTCGATTTCAGTCTGTATGAGGCAGACGTTCCCCTTGGTATCATTAGTATGGATTACATGGTCATGTATCGCTCTAGTCGAACTGACCTAACAGTGGCAGGTTAATTTGATGGCCAAATCAAACACGCCAAAGCCTGTGCCAAATCCCGGCGTCGGGGGAACTTATCTCTTTGACGTTGAGACTGGCAAGCTTACACTGTTGACAGAAACTGATCTCTCTGGAGACCACTCCGATGGCGAAGCTTTACCGGAAGCGGACCGTCCTTGTAAAGGCTGAATCAACCTACGGCACGGATTCGACTCCTGCCGGTAGCGACGCCGTTCAAGTCCGCAATCTTGAAATCACCCCGGTTGAATCCGAGGTTCTTTCTCGTGACCTTGTTCGCCCTTACTTGGGCAACTCTCCTCAGTTGATTGCCAACACCCGTGTGGTGGTGACTTTTGAGGTGGAGTATGCAGGTTCTGGCACTGCCGGCACTGCTCCTCGTTATGGCGCACTGCTCAAGGCATGCGGCTTCAGCGAGACCGTGGTGGCCAGCACCAGCGTGACCTACGCACCGGTTTCGTCTTCGTTCTCCTCCGTCACCATCTACTTCTCGATGGACGGCGTTCGCCACAAGGTGACTGGCGCACGAGGCACGTTCTCGTTGAACCTGACCGCGAACCAGATCCCTGTCATCAACTTCACGATGACCGGCCAGTACGTGGCTCCGACTGACACTGCAGATCCGACCCCGACCTACACCAACCAGGCGGCTCCTCAGATCTTCAACGACACCAACACCACTGCGTTCACCCTGTACGCCTCCAGCGCCATCCCGCTGCAGACCTGCACGCTGGACGTGGGCAACGAGGTGGTGTATCGCGAACTGGTGAACTCCGACAAGGAAGTCAGCATCGTGAACCGCGCCGGCAACGGCAGCCTGACCATTGAGATGGTGAGCCTTGCAACCAAGGACTTCTTCGCCAACGCTGTGGCTGGCACCACCGGTGCATTCAGCATCACGCACGGCACCACGGCTGGGAACATCATTGCCCTTGCTACCGCTGCTGGCGGCATGAGCCTTGGCAACCCCACCTACTCAGAAGACAACGGCGTTGTTATGCTGAACCTGCCGTATACTCTCGTACCCACTTCCTCGGGTAACGACGAGTTCACCCTGGCCTACACCTAAACCGCATGGCATTCGTTCTCAAGAAGACTGCGTCGTACAAATGGCCGGTCACGGTGGAAACACCTATTGACGGCGGTAAGTTTGAAAAACAAACGTTTGACGCGGTCTTCAAAAAAATGAGTCGTTCGGCCTTCAACGACCTACTTGATCAAGGCGATGATGCCGTGATTGATGGGATCCTTGAAGGCTGGGATGGCATCAAGGACGAAGATGGCAAGGATGTGCCATTTACGCAAAAGACCAAAAAGGAAATCTGCGACGACCATTATGTCGTCAAAGCTTTGGTTCAAGCGTATGCCGACAGCGTGACAGGCGTTATCGCAAAAAACTAACGGAGGCCGCCCGTCACTGGTGCGGCATTGCTCAAAGCGGTGAGGAGGAAACAGAAGATGATCTCAAGGCTTTGGGCTTAATGCCTGAGGCCATTGCCGATTTGCAAAGTAAGGAAGAATCAAAGAACTTTGAAGTTTGGGAGGAAAACTGGGAAGTTGTGATCATGTTTTTACGCATGAGTACACAATGGAACACGGGCATGTCAGGTGCCACAGGATTGCACTACCCGAGTTTGGAATGGCTCTGTAAGCTGTATTCAGTCAAGGATCCTGTCGCTGTCTTCGAGGGCGTACAGATCATGGAAATGGCCGCCTTGGCCGCAATGCATGAAAAGCAATGAGCACGATCCTCTCTGAAATCAAGCTGCGGATCAAGGCTGAAGGGCAGGCTGTCTTTGATGGGCTCAGCAAAAAGCTGAATGAGATTGCAAGCCAGACCACAATATCAACGGCGAAATTTCGCGTTTTATCTGGAGAACTAAAACAGCAGCAAAATCAAACAACTCAAAGTATTCGTACTTTGCGTGATTATGCAGCTTCTTGGCGTGAACTTGCAAATAGTGTTGATATTACAAGCCAAGAATTCAAGCAAGCAACAGCCGAGGCGGCAAGGCTAGAGGCACAAATTGCAAAAGCCCAAGGAAGGCAAGGGCGTGGCCGCGTAGGGGCGTTTGCTCAAATTGCGGGTACCATCGGCAGCGGCGCAATCTTTGGCGGTGCTGAAGGCGCTCTTGGCGCTGCTATTGGTGGCATTAAAGGAGGTGTGCCTGGTGCAATTACTGGCGCAGCCCTTGGCGCCACTGTTGGTGGTTTACGACAGGTAATTACTGGAACTGCAGATTATGCCGCTGAGGTTGGCAGATTGCGAGTTGCGTTAAAAGGCGTTTCCAGCAATCAAAAAGAATTTAACGACAGCATCCAATTTATTCAAAAGTCTTCGCAGGTTTACCTGACTGGCCTTTCCGATGCAACGAGAAATTATACAAAGTTGCAGGCTTCTGTACGGGGTGCAGGCGGCACAGCAAAAGACACTCAGATTGTTTTCAACGGTTTGAGTGCGGCAATTATTGCAACGGGTGGAAAGGCCGAGGATATCAATGCCGCATTTACCGCCGCATCACAGGTTTTCTCAAAGGGCAAAGTGACCGCCGAAGAATTGCGGGGTCAGATTGGTGAACGCTTGGCTGGTGCCTTTACCCTGTTTGCTCAATCGCTGAATAAAACCCCTCAGCAATTGGATGAAGCACTGAAAAAAGGCGAAGTCAAGGTTTCAGATTTTGTGACGTTCTGTTCAACTCTATTTGACAAGTTTGGCAAGAGTGCAGAACAAATCGGCAAGTCTCCTTATGCTGCTGGCTTGCGTTTGGAACTGGCATTTAAAAACCTGCAATTAGCTGCTGGCACCGCGCTATTGCCGATTATTAGCGCATTTCAAGAACTTGGAATTGAAGTAATCAATAACATCACTCGAATTATTGAAGGGCAAACCGAATGGCAGCAATCACTGGCTCAACTTGCCAAGCAAGTGCTTAGCAATATTGGTGGCATCAAGGGAATTACAAATGCGATTTCTGGCTTGATCAAAGTATTGATTGTTTTAGCGGGTGCCACGGCTGGTGCTTTTGCGGTCAGCAATTTTAGTGCTTTCATCTCAGGCCTTAGAACAATTATCAAATTTACAAGAGAATTATTAACTCTCGAAAAAATCAAGTTGGCACTTGCTCAGGCTGAACTTGGTGTCAGAACTCTGATTGCTGCGTTGAGCACTGGCGCAGGCAGGGCAAAAATTCTGGGTTTGGTTGCCGGTGGTGCTGGTGGTTTGGCTCTGATCAAAATCCTTGGAAGTGAGATTGATAAGTTCACTAAGACCACCATTGGCAATCTTGAAAAAGCCTTGAAGGGCATCAACTTTGATCAATTTGGTCAGTTTGCGAAAGATCAAAAAAATGTTTTAACAGGCGATGGTGACGCTGAAGAGAATGCTAAAAAAAGAAATGATTTATTCAATAAATATTTGGAGCAATTAAATGCTCAGAATGATTTACTGCAAGCACAAGGCAAGCTAAATCAGGCAAATGCGAGTACCGAATACGAGCGCATTCTTGTTGCAAAAGAAGCCGCTGATGAGCAACTGCAAAAAGAACAGCAAATTCTGAACCTCCGTTTGCAGTTTGGGAAAATTACGAAACAAGCCTATGACAGTGGAACTCAAGCAATTCAAACTCAAACAAAAACGGTTACGCAGGAATCAAGAAATGCAATCAGAAAATTAACCGATGAAGCGCAAAAGCTATACGATTCTTTTTTTGGTCCGGGAGGCAAGTTTTCCGGTGAGCAAGAATCTCCCTTGAGAAAACTAGAAAAAGAAATCAACAGAGAGCGAGAGCAGGGAATTAAAACTGCAACCGAAAAAGGCGGGGCTGCATTTGATCAACTCAGGAAAAAATTAGACGCTTTGACCGGCGCTGATATTACCGGTATTGCAACAGAGCGTTTAATTGGTGGTGACATTGATGCTCTCAAAGAGCAAATTGCATTACTCGGAAAATCAGGACAGGAACTGACGACTCTTGATCGCTTGAAAATTAAATACCTAGAAGATTGGGAGAATCTTGATCCCAAACTCAGGAAAATACTTGAAGACTTGGCTGCTCAAAAAGATCAGCTTGAAGAAAATAATAAATTTGCAGATGCTTTCCGCAATGGAATCAAGAGTATGGGTGATCTGATGTCCAATTTGGGACAAAAATTTGCTGAAGTGTTCACAGGCTTGGGCGATCAGTTGGCAGAATTTATTACGACTGGAAAAGCCAGTTTCGCTGACTTCACTCGCGCTGTACTTGCTGATCTTGCCAAAATCTTTGTACAGGCGGCACTGTTCAATACATTGAAGGCGATTTTCCCAGGTGGATTGTCGTTGGGTAGTTTTAAATTTTTTGCTGGAGGCGGTGTGATGACCGAGAACGGTCCGATGCCTCTCAAACGTTATGCGGCGGGTGGTGTTGCCAACTCACCGCAGATCGCCATGTTCGGCGAAGGGAGCCGCCCTGAAGCCTATGTACCGCTGCCTGATGGCCGATCCATCCCTGTGACCATGAGCGGCCAGGGTGGTGGCGTGAACGTGGTTGTGAACGTGGATGCAAAGGGCAGTGACGTGCAGGGCAACGGCTCGCAAGCCAATGCATTGGGCGTCGCGCTGTCATCTGCCGTCAAGGCTGAGATAATCAGACAACAACGTCCTGGTGGATTGCTGGCTGGTACACGCTGATGGCAACCTTCACCTACACGCCTGATTTTGACGCCAGTGAGGAGCAGCGGCCTGTTGTTCGCCGTGTGCAGTTTGGTGATGGCTACGAGCAGCGTCTGGCCTATGGGTTGAACACGCAACCTGTGACGTGGCGCCTGACGTTTAGGAATCGCACTGACACTGAACGCGACAACATCAATAGCTTCCTTGAGGCGCGTGGTGCCACGGAGTCATTTGATTGGACTCCACCGTATGGCTCTGCTGCTAAGTGGGTCTGCGACGAATGGTCGACGACGATGGTGGCAGCCAACATCAACACCGTTCAGGCCACATTCCGGCAGGTATTTGAACCCTGATGGCATATTCAGCTTGGGCAAGTGCAACCGCCTACGCCGTTGGCGACATCGTTCGCGCCAGCACGTTGCAGGCGTCTGGCCTGGTCTTTCAATGCACCACAGCCGGTACTAGCGCAGCTTCAGAGCCTGCTTGGCCAACTGATATTGGCAGCACGGTTGTTGATAACACGGTCACCTGGACGGCCATCAGCGGCGTTTACGAAGAACTTTCAACGCTTGCTCCAAGCGCCATTATCGAACTGTTTGAACTGACGCTTGATACGACTCTCCACGGCAGCAGTGATACCTATCGCTGGCACAATGGCTGCAATGCCAACGTGACTGGGAACATTGTTTGGAACGGCAATACCTACACGCGTCTGCCAATTCAAGCGGAAGGTTTTGATTACACGAACACTGGCACATTGCCTCGTCCCAGCCTGACCGTGGCCAACCTTGATGGCACTGTGTCAACGCTGTTGCTGCTGGTGAATGCCACTACACCCGGCAACGACCTTGGTGGTGCAACTGTCAAGCGGATTCGAACGCTGAAGAAGTATTTAGACGGGGAAGCTGCTGCTGATCCTCATGCCAAGTTCCCAGATGAGATCTGGTACATCGACCGCAAGTCTGGTGAATCGCGTGATGCTGTTAGTTTTGAATTGGCTAGCAAGTTTGACCTTGCAGGTGTGATGCTGCCCAAGCGGCAGGTGATCGCAAACATTTGCCAGTGGCGTTATCGCAGCACTGAATGTGGCTACACCGGTAGCAATTACTGGAATGTCAATGATCAAACTGTTGCCACGCTGGCGCAGGATCGATGTGGCAAGCGATTGAGTTCATGCAAGTTGCGTTTTGGTGAGAACGCAGAATTGCCATTTGGATCGTTCCCTGGAGCAGGATTATCGTGACCAAACTTTCATCCAGCCTTCAAGAAGCTGCGCTGCAGCACGCACAAGAAGTCTTTCCGCAAGAATCCTGCGGTCTTGTCGCTGTAGTCAAAGGTCGCAAACGGTATTTCCCTTGCCGCAATTTGGCCGAAACACCAGACGAGCATTTTGTGCTGGATCCCGCTGAATACGCGGAAGTGGAGGACAAGGGTGAGATTGTGGCAGTGGTGCATAGCCACCCCAAGACCAACCCTGCGCCATCACAGGCTGATCGTGTGGCATGCGAAAAGTCCGGCCTGCCCTGGCACATCGTCAACCCACAAACCGAACAGTGGGGCTACTGCGAGCCTGAAGGCTTTGAACTGCCCTATGTCGGGCGTGAGTTTGTATTTGGCGTGGTGGACTGCTACAGCCTGTGCCGTGACTGGTATAACCGCGAATTTGGCCTGAACCTGCGGGACTACGACCGCCGCGATCAGTTCTGGCTCAAGGGTGAGAATTTATACCTAGACAACTTTGCCAAGGAAGGCTTTCATCCCATCCCGCTTGATGAGTTGCAGTATGGCGATGCAATCCTGATGCAACTTGAATCACCGCTGCCCAATCACGCCGCAATTTATTTGGGTGATCAGTTGATCCTTCATCACCTTCAACGCCGCCTCAGTAGCAGGGACATCTACGGCGGGTATTATTTGAAGAGCACCGCCCGCTGCCTTCGGCATGAAAGTCGTTAAGGTTTACGGCGCACTCCGCAAGAAGCTGGGTCAATGCCGTTTTGAATTTGACGTAGACACGCCTGCGCAGGCAATCAAAGCTTTGTGCGTTAATTTCCGTGGCCTTGAAAAGTGGTTGCTTGATAGCGAACAGGATGGCGTCAGTTATCGCGTCACAATTGGCAAAGAAAAAATTACGCAAGATTCATCAGCGCATTTGATTCTTCCATGGAGTGAAAGGGAAGTTTTCAGTATCACGCCTGTGATCGTCGGTGCTGGTGGTGGCACCGGTCAGATCTTGGCTGGTATCGGCTTAGTTGCATTTGCAATCTTGACGGCTGGCGCAGGTGCTGGTTTTCTTGGGTTAGGTGCTGGTTTGACTGGCACTGCAGCAACCGGTCCTTTGGCTGCTGGATTTGCGGTTCAATCAGGCTTTGTACTTGGTTCAGCAGCATCGATTGCTATCGGAAGCATTGGTGCCGCGTTGTTGGTTGGTGGCATTGCGCAGGCCATTTCGCCATCACCCGTTCAATCCACAAGCGTTTTTGAACGAGGCCGCGAAGCTGCCAAGCTTGAATCCTTCACCTTCTCCGGCATCGTCAATACTGCAAAACAAGGTTTGCCAGTGCCGATTGTTTATGGCCGCGCCTACGTTGGATCAGCCGTTCTCTCCAGCGGCCTTGACGTGGATCAACTGAAATGACACGGATTGTTGGTGCTGGTGGTGGCGGTGGTGGCGGTTGCTTTCTTGGCCATACCCTCGTCAGTGTTCCCGGTGGTCAACGCCGGATTGATGAACTGCAGGCTGGCGATAGCGTTCTGAGTTTTGATCATCACGGCGAACTGCACGAAGCCAAGATCCTCAAGGTTCACGAGCATGAAGGTGAACGCGTCATTCGCTACACGCTCTGGGGAGGACAATGCATTGATGCAACACCTAACCACTGGGTTCTCAATCAATTCAATGCATTCGTAGAGATTGACACGCTTGGCTCTGACGATTGCCTTGTTGATGTCAACAATCATCTGCGGCCAATTGTTAGCAAGGCCGAGTTCTGCACTGGTACTGTTTACAACCTGACAGTCGAAGGCCATCACACCTTTATTGCCAACGGTGTTCGCGTTCACAACGCCGGCCTTGGTCTCGGCATTGCTGGTTCCGGCGGCGGCGGCGGTGGAGGCGGCAAGGGTGGCGGCGGCGGTGGTTCTAGGACACCGATTGAAGCCGATGATTCCCTGCAGTCCGTTCAGTTTGGCAGTGTTCTTGATCTGCTAAGTGAAGGTGAAATTGAGGGCATTGAAAATGGTGAAAAAGGCATTTTCCTTGATGACACTCCAATTCGTGATTCATCAAATAACCCGAATTTCGAAGGCTACACAGTTGTCACGCGTAACGGCACACAAGCGCAATCATACATTCCAAACCTGACTGGAACCGAATCAGAGGAAGGTGTCAATGTTGAAATCACAAATTCAACGCCTGTTGTTCGCACAATTAGTGATTCAAATGTTGATCGCGTAAGAATTACGATCACGATTCCCGCGCTTCAAAAATTTGAGGACAACGGCGACATTGTTGGCACCTCTGTTGAATTGCAAATTCAAGTTCAATACAACTCGGGTGGTTACAACACAGTCGCTACCGACACGATCAGCGGTAAAACAAGCAACCGTTATCAAAAGGATTACGTTATTTCGTTAACTGGTGCATTTCCTGTCGATATCAAACTTGTTCGTACAACCGCCGATTCAACCACGGCAAGACTGCAAAACGAAACCTATTGGTACAGCTATACGGAAATCATTGATGAAAAGTTGCGCTATCCCAACAGCGCACTTGCATACTTGCGTTTTGATTCGCGGCAATTTAACAGCATCCCAAGTCGTAAATATTTGGTGCGTGGCATCAAAGTGCAATTGCCAAGCAATGCAACTGTTGACACGACGACATATCTTGGCCGCGTTACCTATGCCGGTGTTTGGGACGGTACTTTTGGCGCCGCAACTTGGTGTAACGATCCGGCTTGGTGCCTCTGGGACTTGCTGACCAACACCCGCTACGGGGCATCGATTCCTGTCAGCAGTCTCGACAAATATGACTTTTACGCCATCAGCCAATATTGCAATGAATTGGTCAGCAATGGCAAAGGTGGTCAAGAACCAAGATTTGCGTGTAACTTGCTGCTCAATAGCCGCGATGAGGTCTACAACGTCATTCAAGAAATGGCGTCCCTGTTCCGTGGCATCGCCTATTACGGTGCAGGCGCACTTGTCCTAAAACAAGACAAGCCAACCGATTCTCAATACTTGCTTGGACCAAGCAATGTTGTGGATGGAATATTCACTTATAGCGGCACATCGCAGAAGGCTCGTCACACAACAGCAACGGTTGCGTATCAGGATTACGACCTCAAGGGTGAAGTCAAATACGAATACATCGAAGATGCTGATGCTGTGTCGAAATACGGCATCATCAACAAAGACATCAAGGCATTGGGCTGCTATAGCCAAGGCCAAGCCCATCGCGCTGGCAAATGGGCATTGCTGAGCGAGCAAAACCTTACTGAAACCGTCACCTTTTCGGTGTCGATTGATAGCGGCATTGTGTTGCGTCCTGGTGTCGTTATTGACATTGCCGATCCGATGAAGGCTGGCACGCGCCGCAGTGGTCGCGTCAGTTCTGCAACAACAACAACCATCACGGTTGATTCAACAACAAGCCTGTCTGTCAATTTGGCAAACAGTCCAACCATTTCTGTTTTAATGCCGACCGGCTTGGTTGAAACCAAAACGATTTCAAGCATTGTGGGACAGGTAATTACTGTCAGCAGTGCGTTCAGCGAAGCGCCAAATAGCAATTCAATTTGGTTAATTCAAACCAGCGATATTCAATCCCAACAGTTTCGCGTCTTGAATGTTGTTGAAGCTGAAGACGGCATTTTTGGCGTCACCGCCCTTGCGTATAACGAGTCAATTTATTTAACTATTGAATCGGATATTCAACTTACATCACGAGACATCAGCAATCTCGCTGATCCGCCTGATGCCGTTACAGGAATTGCAGGTGCTGAATACATTTACCAAGATGGCCA